TGGTGGGTGATGATAATACGTGGACAGTATCAGACGAAGCACTTCCATTCTTTAATGCTGTGTCAGTGATTGAAGTTTGGAAAACTATAGGTGTTACTACTACAACGGACTCCCTTAATCCACGTCCAGCCAAGGAACTGGATTTTCTATCAGCTCACACAGTGTTCTTGAAAGGAAAAGCAGTCCCTTTGTATAGTAGAGTGAAGTTGATGACCTCGCTCCTATACGCTCCAAAGGCGCATTTGACACCAGCGATAACGCTGGAAAGAGTGGCAGCAATGTTGAGCATAGGTTGGACAGATTTACCGTTTCGACACTTTTGTAGAAATGTGATCGAATGGCTACTGTATAAGTATGACCAGGTCATGAGAGACGATCCTCGTTGGATACTCGCGAAATGTCAAATACAGACAGACTCAGAGTATGAGAAGCTATTCTTAGGAAGTTCACTATTGCATCCACAATCTTTATCTGGAAGAACTGTAAAGTTGAGCCAGCCAGATAAAAGCATGAATAGTGCTTTGTCCAAGAGGAACGGGACGAAACCCGGAAAGAAAACAAATAAAGTGAAGAGATCACGAGCTTCACGCACCCGCAAAGGGAAAGCTACTCGTGTTGCAAATGTTGGTAAAGTCAAAGTTGTTACAATAGGGAAGCCTAAGCAACGTATTTTGCCAAATGGTAATCTATTGGTTTCACACAGGGAGTTCATTTCCAAGATTGCAGGGTCAGTGAACTTTTCAATAAGAACTGACCCTATAAATCCAGGATTACCAACCCAATTCAAATGGTTGTACCCTATAGCAATGCGTTATGAGTCTTATAGATTCCGCAAACTAAAGTATGAGTTTATCAACTCGAAAGCAGGTACTTTCTCAGGAGATGTCATAATGGGAATCGACTACGATCCATCTGACCCTGAACCATTTAATGAAGACGAACTTCAAAGTTATTTTGGAGCTCGCACCGGGCAAATTTGTGAACCACTACGTTACAGCGCAAATATAACAATGTTACATAAGGTGGGTCCATCAAAATTTACTCGTTTGGGAAATTTGTCGGACAATCAAGACATTAAGTTGTATGATAGTGGGAACTTTTTCATAGCAACCACGGATTGTGCAGACACATCAAACATTGGAAGATTGTTTGTGGAATATGAGGTAGAACTCATGACCCCGCAGGTCAGTGCAGCAGATGTACTTTCAGCGCGTGTGAATTGCACAAGCGAGAGTATGACAGATCCGCTAGGAACCGTAGCTTTTGGAATAACAGGAGCATTGGGGGCAACGAGAGTATCTGGAACCACATTTTCTATAGACGTTCCCGG